TGGGATGCATCTGCTCAGAAATGGGGAGCAGAGGTAGATGTAAATGATCCTTCTCTATTTGAACTTGGGATCTTCTCAAATGTGAATACGGCAAATGCGACTCTGACTCCCACGAAATCACTTTACCTTAGATATGATGAGGTAAATCAAGAATGGTATGCTGGTCCATGGGCTGCTAACGATATGCCCGAACTTGGAGATTTAGCCGATGTTGATTATCCTTACCCTTTGGTTGACAAACCTTTACATGATCAAATCTTACGTTTCGACTCCAATGATAATAAATGGAAACCAGGAAATGATGTTATGACAGAGATCGGTTCATTTGGTTTGAACCGACTTGCAGATGTAGATATCATTACCAATCCTCCGACTGATGGACAGATACTGAAATTTGAGGCATCAACAGGAAACTACGTACCTGCTGATGATACTTCTTATCTACAGATTCTTGGCACGATTATGATCGATGCTATGAATGATGTTGATACGGTTACGGGAGGGAAGTCGGTAGGCGACGTTCTCAGATATGACGGCACGCAATGGACTGCATATAGTTTGCCGTTAGCGCCAAACGTCCTTGCTGACATACCTAACGTATCAGCAACGGCACCCACTGATGGTCAAATTTTAAAATATGATACGGCCACTGCCGAGTGGGGACCTGCTGATGAATACAGTTACACTTTAGATCTGACTACAAAAAGTATTTTTGAGTTAATGGATGTTACGACATCAGGACTCGCAATCGACGATGTTCTAAAGTGGAATGGTACTTCTTTTGAACCACAATCAATAGTTGATCCAACTTATACACTTGAGGATTTGACTAATGTATCTCCAGGACCACCAAGTGTCGGCGAAGTTCTTAAGTGGGATGGTTCTCTCTGGGCACCTGCTCCTGACGTAAAACTCGAACTTGGTAATCATAAACTTCAAGAGTTACAGGATGTTGATGCATTGAACGGAGCGACCGAAGGTGACATCCTTGTAAAAGGTTCAGGGACAATGTGGGAGTACAGAGATCTCCCCCAGGCGATCGGTGCTATCAAGAATCACTCTGATGTAGATGAGAATACAAATCCAGTCGATGAAAATGTTTTGGCTTATGACTCGACTGCCACTAAATATGTTCCGACGAGTGTTGAATCTCTTGTAAGAGCAAAAACTTCTGCTCCTTCTACTTCAGTCGGAAGTGCAGGCGATAAGGCAGGAATGATTGCTGTAGCAGGAGATCACTTTTACTGGTGTGTCGCCGATTATGATGGAACTACAAACATATGGAGGCGAGTGATCGCCACAGACACCTCATGGTAAGCAAGGATTAAATGTCAGGATATTCCCCTCTAGTAGCAATAACTACAGTCGATACTATAAGTACTTTTGATGATTGGAGAGTCTTAACCAATCAGACTATCTCTCGTGTAAACAATGCTGTATCTTCTAATACGGCATCTGATTATTCCGAACTGATATCACGACTTGTTGTTAGAGACGAGACTGCATCCTTCGTTGCCAATAATATTTCTGGCAATAACTTTACAGCCAACGTATCTTATTTCTTTTTAGCTAACGGAGAGATGACCAGTACAAATACTGTTGTCTCACAGTCTGGTGTTTACGTTGGATCGATGGATCCTGCTACTCAAGATTATAGTTCCAATGCTACCGTAGATCCCATTACTGATCCTTCAGGACTTAGGTCTTTGGTCTGTCGTACTACAGATGCGATATTGCTACCTCGTGGTACCGCAGGTCAGGCACCAATTAATGCTGAGCCAGGGATGATACGTTATGATACGACGATGGGCACCCTTACATACTGGAATCCTTCTACTATCAGTTGGAAGACACTGGGTGGTGGAGAACTTGGTGACCGAGATGTCGATACAGTAATCACTGTTGAGAATGCTCCAGGGACTGACGAAGATACAATCTCAATGTACGTCGGTAATACTGGAACTGCTTTCCCTGTCTTTACGATCAATGCCGCAACAACAAATACTTCGGTAAATGCTGTCTTTAGAGATTTCGTACTGTTCGAAAAAGATATAACGATATCTGGAAACCTGACAGTCTTGGGTCAACAATCTTCTGTTGATGCGACCTCTCTAGCAATCGAAGACAAAAGAATAAATATTGGTCTTGTCAATGGTTTAAGAAACGAATGTGTAGGTTTACCTGACGGAGCGAATCTTAGAGTCAGAATGCCAGTTATTGATACTACAACTGGTACAGGTGCTCAGGTTCCCCATGGATTAAACGTCGGTGAACTTATTTGGGTTACAAACATAAATGATATCCAAAACTTGGTAGAGAGACTTTACGTAGTCGAGGCAGTACACGATATCTACGAATTTTCTATTAAGAATACTGACGGAAGTGCGATTGGTGCTATCGTTGGTACTTTCTCCCCGACTATATCTTGGTCAGGTCCACAGACTGATTCTTCTGTTTCAGGTGGTGGATTTGTCCTGCCAGGAAATACAGAGCACTCCATACAGTGGATGGATACAGACCAGTACTTTGTTTCCTCCGACAGCATGAGAATCAATAATACAGGTGCTTTCGGACTTCCAAATGGAAATACAAACCAAAGACCATCATCAAGTCTCGGACCAGGTTCTGGTGATAATGATTATATCGCTGACCACAAAGGTTTGATTCGTTTCAATAACGAACTCAATACAATCGAAGCACTGATTACGGGTGGAGGTGGAGGAGCAACTCGAACTTGGGTTGATGTCCGAGGCATGATCGACAACGACGATGGTGCTGATACTTTCATCAATGTATACGGTAACCACCAAAATCCAACTGCCTTAGTCTCTGCCGCAGGACACACTCTAAACGATATCGTTTTCGTTACTGCTGGTGTTGAGAGATTTTTTATTGATGCTCTTGGATATGCACACTTCACATCGAATGCTGGCCTCGTACTACCAAAAGGTAATACTGGCGAACAGCCAAGATTCCCATCCTTAGATACAGGATCCGATACTACAAACCCACTCGACTCACAGGGCGATGGTATGCAGGTCGGTATGATTCGTTACAACACCGAGTTGAACGTATACGAGGGAGTCTTTACTGATGATTCTAGCACGGATAACTTACGATTTATGCCACTGGCGTCCCATGGAATAGTTGATACGGGATCGAACAGTGCGAACGATACGTTCTTAAATATTTACGGTAATGATTCTGATCCATTCTCGCATGACCCGTCAGGTACTCATGTCGGGATACAGGGAAATGCTGTCCATACACTGGACGATGTGATATTAACTGTTGCGGGAACGAAGAGACTTTTTATCGACTCAACAGGGTGGGCAGCATTTACTTCCAATGGTGTTCTAGGTATTCCAAGAGGCACCACAGCAGAACGACCTACAAACGTAGCAGGTGGTTATGATGCTGGTATGATTCGATTCAATACAGATCTAAACTCTTTCGAAGGTGTCCTCGCAGATGGACTTACTTGGGCTGGTTTAGGTGGTGTTGTTGACTCTGCCGATGGTGCTGATACTTTTCTTAATGTTTATGGTCATGCTGGAAATCCAACAGCGATTAGTCCCGATGCAAACCATGTTTTAAATGATATGGTTTTCGTGACAGCAGGTTCAGAAGAAATGAAAATATCTGCTAATAGTTGGATTCACATGAGTACAAGTGCCAACTCCGTAATGGTAATACCAGTCGGAACTACGGCACAAAGACCTGCTTCTACAGACAATGGATATATGGCAGGTGCTATACGTTTCAATTCTTCCATTAACTCATTCGAAGGTGTTCTTGCCGACGGAACTACATGGGCTGGTTTAGGTGGCGTAGTCGACTCTGCGAATGACGGCGATACGTTTATTCAAGTCTATGGAAACGTAGGTGACGCAACTGCGATTACTCCAGATGCGGCACACAATGAGAATGATATGGTCTTCGTAACAAATACGAATCATATCATGACAATCACACACGGGGACGCATCAAACTACGGTAATGTTTTTATCGGAGCAACTTACGATACGACTGATACTGCTCATAAATCCAATGCTCCCGATGCCCAGTTCAAAGTTGTCGGTACTGCTAATATTACAGGTGTAGTGGTATTCAACGATACCTTCACTGTGAATGGTGCCGTAGATTTTGACTCTACTTTAAATGTTGATGAGAATGTTACCTTCCAAGAAAATCTCGCAGTCACAAATGCTATCTCTGGTTCAAATACTCTGACGATCGCTGGAAATACCGATCTGAATGGTACTAAGAATGATCTAGCAGGACTTCTAAATGTTAGTGGTGCTACAGACTTGGGATCTACCTTAGATGTTACTGGAGTTTCGACTCTTTCAGCTAATCTGGATGTAACAGGAGACATAACCGCATCAGCAAATCTTACCATTACAGGATTTACAACTCTTACTGACAACGTAGTAATCACAAATAACCTTGCTGTACAGGGTGATATTATAGAGGGTAATGACTTACTTAAACTTCGGGCAACGAACGATGACAACGATTATGTTCAGATCGATTCCAACAGTATCGACCTTGTTGTCGATGCGAGCCAAAGAGGTCAGTTTACTTCTACTGGACTTTCAGTAGCAGGTGTCATTACATGCTCCGGAGATATCACAGCATTCTCCTCTTCTGACCAAAGGAAAAAGGAGAATATCCTAAATATACCAGATGCCCTTGAAAAAGTAGAATCTCTTAACGGAGTTACTTTTGATTTCAAGGAGGGTATGGCTCCAGAGGGCAGATCTGGAAGACAGGTCGGAATGATCGCCCAGGAGGTTATGGAAGTTTTACCTGACGTAGTTCGCCAGGATAACGATGGTTTCTACGGAATGGAATACGAAAGAGTTGTACCTCTCCTCGTAGAAGCGATCAAGGATTTAAGCAAAAAAGTCAAAGAGTTAGAAGAAAGAGAATAATCTATGTCGATGAGTCGATTCAAAACTTCGGGTTCGGTTACCTTTTCAGAACTCAGAGTCGCCTTTCTAGAAAGATCGTCAGGTGCTATTTCTCTGAGTGAACTGACAGCAGGAACAGCAGATAATGATACGTTCGCTTATCATGAAGCAAACAGGCATAGTTCGTTAACAGGGATCAGAGTTAATCCTGACGTAAAGGTGGCCGCAGATCCAAATGCTGATATCAACGTAAGTGATTATTATGGTGCTGTTGATGACCGAGCAACTCAGAATGTTTCTGTCTTTTATAATTTCGATTATCCATCGGATGCAGGGACTACGCATACATCCCGTGATGTTGATATGCAGACTACGGTCGATTATAATGCCCAAACCTATAAACAAATCTATGAGGCAACAGTCCATGGTGTAAATGACCAAGACAGTTATAATGCTGGAAATGCTCACCTTCCTGATACTGATACATACCTTGCTTTCAGTAACCAAACTTATCAAGCAGCAAAACTGCATTCAGATGCCGCAGATACAAATAGATTTACTTTCAAATATGTTGTACGTCAGCAGTTGACTGACCACAACACCGATCATAATACTTCCATAAATAGAACTACTAACAGAAGTACTGGTCACTCGCATGGGGACAACCATCCTAACTGGGGAGGTCGCCACCATCAAGGTCATACTCACCATAATACTGCTTACAACACAGTAGTCAACCATAATACTTCTAGGAATACTACCCGAAATACAAGTTACACTGTAGAAGGGAATAGGAAAGTAGAAGTCAAACATATTAGATATATAGATTATTGATGAACAGTGAAACTGATTTGTTAGAGGCACTTGCTAAATCATTTTATGAAGAATGCCAAAAGCAAAATAATAAAATCCTTGCCTTGGAAGAAAAGGTAAACTATATGATGGAAACCTATGATTCGAAAAGAACTATGGAGGGTGGGGACAACTCCCCAAACTGAACAGTTCGACGGAAAACTCCTTTCCTACAATAAAATCAAAAATACAATAGAAGACTATATCCAGGACGATGTCGAAGAGGATTGTTACTTTACTAACGTAGAAAACAAATTTTCTCTGGCACTCACAACCTGTGGCTATGGTGTTCATCTATATGTTCCTTTTCGTAAGTTTATGTACGATCTTGCTGAGGAGATATTTGACTATGAACCGATCTATGACGGGGAGTGGACGCATCTTGAGAAGTATTACGCAAACGAGACTCAGGATGAACAATACCCAGGCATTGCCTTTTTGCCTGGTGGACCAAAGCATAATGTTATAGATTTTGATAAGTTAGATTCTTTTGTTTTTGATTTTGGAGGATTCATAAAACTCCATCCATTGATCGACAGTAGTTATACTAGATTCCTTGAAGGCAAATACGGTGATAAACTGCTTCCATTAGAAAGTGGAGGAGGTCATTATATTCACAAAACCGATATGATCGGAGTAACAGCATCTACCGAACTTTTATTATATGGGTCCGTAGAAGGAAAAAAGATATTTGATCTTAATGTAGATAACTATTATACAAACGGAGCAGGGTCAACCTATCCAGGATTCTACAGATGTTTCAAGGAAGGCAGATCCGTTTCTGATTTTATGTCCACACTTGTTTGTGGTATTATACCTTGGCATCTTGCTTCAGAAAAACCATTTATAGAGAAACTCGTAGAGTTTTATAATGATAGATTTCAGAACTGGAAAGAACTTAGTCGTTTTCATATCTAGAAACGATTCGTTCACAGAAGTCTCATATAACAGTTTTATCAATGGCTCTAACGTGCCAGACAATATGAAATTTCTCATATTGAAACAGGACGGAGAGTGGAGAAAGACTGACAACTGGAGACTCGACATAGTCCTCTATATAGAAGAAATTAAAGATGAATATGATTTCGTTCTTACAGTTGGACCTACTGTGGTCTTTAATGCTCAGGAGAATATAAACAAAATAATGGAAATCCATCACGGGATGGTGGATAATGGTCTCTCTGTGGTGGCTCCATCATACTTTGATAAAGAATATGACGAATCTTATTTACAGGGGAACTTTGACCAGGAGTACGTTACCATAAAAACATTATTCAACATGGATAGTTATTTGAGATCAGATTTGATTTTGTTTAATACCTATCAGATCGCTCGGCAACCCTCGATATCGATGTTTTACAATCCTGTTGATGCTAACAAAACAAAAGACTTTTTGTTGAACTCAGTGTTTCTGTTTTACAAATTAAATATCAATCCTGAGAAGGTCTATACACCTACCTTCTTTGAGATGAATGATAAGTCGACAAGGAAAAAGGGTGCGTCTGCTCTAAAGGCAGATATATTGGTCGGCAAAGAAAAATACATATACGAACCTTTCAAATCTGTAGATGGATTATGTTTCCAGCATCTCGTTCAGTTTCAGTTGCTACACGAGAATGGGTATAAGAATGAAATATTTGAATCTAACTATGAAAGGTTGAATTACTATCATATGGTTCTCAATCTGGAAATGCATCGTGAATATAGAAGTAAATGACGTTTGTGTAGTTGGAGGTGGGACGAGTGGTTGGATGACTGCATCCTATCTTTTGACTCGGAATCCAAATCTAAATATCAAACTAATAGAGTCTAAAAATATCGGTACCATCGGTGTAGGAGAAGGTACACAACAGTACATTCTTTCATTCTTCCACGATATGGGAATAGATCCTCATGATGTTTTAAGAGAAGTTGATGGGACGATGAAGTTGTCTGTTCGTTTCAAAAATTTCGTGAACGAAAGACATCCTGGGATTCAGTATCCCTTTGGGCAATATGATTATTCACTGTCAGATGTGAAGGAGTGGTTGTATTTTGAATCAATGAGACCTGAGGTAAAACCTCTAAGAGATAAAGTTTTATCAGGTGGTGTAAGGTTGTGTGAGAATAACCTGCTTGGTGATTGTGGTGAGTTTGAGTTGGTTCAAGATTTCGCTATGCATTTTGACTCAGGTCTGGTAGCAGAATATTTGAAAAAGATATGTTTATCAAAAGAAAGATTCTCATATGTAGTCGACGATATAACAGAAGTGGATAGGAATGAGGACGGGTCGGTAAAAAGATTGATATGTATGATAAATGACCCTATCACAGCAGATCTTTATGTTGATTGTTCAGGATTCAAATCTTTGCTGATAAATCCTATGACTGAGTTTAGATCTGCCAAAGACAGATTGAAGGTAGACAGAGCATGGGCATGTAGGATTCCTTATACAAACAAACACAGGGAGATGGCACCTTTCACTGATTGTGTGGGATTGAAATACGGTTGGTCTTGGTTGATACCCTTGTATAGCAAACTCGGATGTGGGTATGTATTCTCTTCTGACTACATCGATGATGATTCTGCTCTAGAGGAGTTCAAGGCATACATTGATAGTGATCAGATCAATCTTGTTGAAAATCAAAATCGCTCTAAAGATTTGAAGTTCCGTTTGGTTGAGTTTAGAAGTGGTAATCAAGAAAAGAGCTGGGTCCAGAATGTATGTGCAATAGGTCTGGCCAGTGGGTTCGTTGAACCATTAGAGGCGAATGGACTTGTTACAACACACGAACTGATAAAGTATCTGTCTAATCATCTACTGAGAAATACTATCACCGAGTTCGATAGAAATATTTTCAATCGTGACTCTGTCAATCTTATGGATGGCTGGATTCGGTTTATCAACTCACACTATTTGGTTTCTAAAAGAACAGATACTGATTTTTGGAAGTTTTATACCAATACATCTAATCCTATGATCGATAGACCTTACGCATCTTATTTTAGTGATTTTATGGAAGGGGATACACAAACAAAAAGAATAGAGGGCATAGTCCATATTATGATGGGAGGAGACTTTCCTGTAACGACCACATGGAAATCGGGTGGCCAAGCATATGGGACTGCCTTCAAGATGCTTGACAACTATTATAAGTTTGAGAGTCTCGAAAAACATAAGTATAAGAATGCTTACAAGTGGCTAAAAGATAATATTCATGAAACTGTTTGATCCAACTATTTTTGATTTGAATGAAGATATAAAGATTCAAGAATGTCCTTCGAGTTATGAGATCAAGAATTTTTTCAAATATCCCGAGAAAGTCTGCGATTTCGTCAAGAATGATTGTGTCTTTCAGATATGCCCTGAGATAAATGGAGGTGCCCCAGTCTACCGATCTAAACTCGAGTTCCACGTCCCCTGTCTTCAAAACTTTGCTCATACCATTTCGGAAATGTATGATAAGAAGTTACATAATCTTAGTATAACAGCAAATATCCAATCCCCTTACCTTTTCCATCTGCAAAACAATAGCGAACCACATCTAGATGGTCGATCTATAACAACAATCGTTTATCTTTCAGAAATGGATTCTGGCACTGTTCTATGGAAGAGACGTGAAGGGAAATATAATGATATAGTAACCTCGACCTCGGATGTAGATTCTGAAGAGTTGTTGAACTATAAATGGGAAAAGATTTATATATCACCAGGTACATATAACAGTGCTTTCTTTTTCAATGCTTCTGAGATTTTTCATACGGTTGATTATTGGACAAACCAAGAAGATTTTGAACGAGTATCTCTTGCCCTCTTTTCGATTGTGAGACGATGAAAATAATACACGATAAGATATTCGATATCAATGAGAAACTCGAAGTCCAACAGCACCCCAATGGTATGTTGATCGTTGATAATCTATATAAGGATATAGACCAAATAAATGACTATGTTTGTAATATTCCATTTCTTCTTAAGGAGAGCAGAATACTGAGAACTGCCAACTACACATTCGACTGGCCAATGTATCAACTATCGACCATCTTGTCTGAGATTGTGAGTAAGAAAGTTGAAATACATTTAGATGTTTATTGGGTATCAGTAAAATCTAAAACAAAGGTCAAGGCATATACTCCTACATTTGCTATAAACGAGAATACTAACAGGGTTACTATATTTTTAAATGAGACTGAGGGTACTGACTTCATGTGTTTCAAGAAATCAGGTCTATACAGTAGCGATGAAAAGTTCGGAATCTATTATTATGAGCAGGTCGTTAGAGACAAGATATGGGAGGATCAATGGGACGAACCGATAAGGATCAAAGGAAAGAAAAACAGAATGTTGATTTATCCAAGTACTATGTTTGCCTTTCCCAACTTAGATATAGAATCAGATAGATACACACAGGAGTATGTAATATGATAGAAATATTTGAGGGAATCTTTCAACAGTCTGAGATAGAGTATGTCTATAACGATGTAACCAAAAGACCTGTGCGATTCGGAAAAAAGGGCACCGACTTTGACAACTTCCAGTACTGGGGATATTCCAATATGCATAAAGAGTTGCAGAGATTTTTGATCGAAAGATTTTCGAATATATTACCTGATGGATATTCCTTCGCCCACGGTCATTTTAATATTTACAATATAGGAAACAACTCTGCACTACATTATGATGGACACTCTGCTGACTATAGCAAAAGTATTCTTACTTATTGGAACACAAAGGAATGGGATGTTGAGTGGGGAGGAGCGACTATCTTCTACAAAAATCAAAACGTCGACGAGTACATCTTTAGAATGAATCCTGATAACAATGCCGAGGGGATCACGGACTTCAATGTTTCAATATTTCCAGAGCCAGGAAAGACTGTTATGTTCGATGGCGATATCTATCATAGTGTTACTGACATGCATCCTTCTTGTGACGAGTGTAGAGTTATTTCATCATTAAGATTTCATTATGGAGAATAAGGTAAAGGTTCCTTTAGAGTTTGACCCTAAATATTATAGTGGAGTTTTCAATAACCACACAAAGATACTTGGCTTCAGTCCTAGGTATGAGAATGGGTATTTTGAATGTAAGGATTTCAATGCAGATCCTTATCTTGAACAGATAGTCCATCTGGGAGAAGTTAAAGAATGGAATCTTAGACTGTATCGTTTTGGTCATTCTACAAGATTCGACAGAGTTTGTCATGATTACCAATATCATATTATACTTCCATTGGTTGAAAAGTGGGATCGTAATATGGAAGGTCGAATATTGATCGCCAATGCAACTGCAGGGCACTTCATCAACTTTGGTCGCCTCATCACAAACATCGAAGTCTGCGATTCTTATACTCCCTCAAATCATTTTATCATATTAGACAAAGTTTGTTATAGAAAAATCACTGCTCCTAATAGACACTACAAAGGAGTTTTGCCGATATTGGAGATAAAGATATGATATCATATTTCAAAGAAAGACAACCTTGGGTCTTTAGAGACCATTGGAACGACAGACTGGTGAAAGATGGTTATAGGTTGAACTCCATATATCCAATAATATATGAGGGGAAAGGAAATAGTTTAGATGGATTTGATACGATAGGATTAATTTATAAGAAACAAGACGACAAAATAATGTTATTCTTCAGATATGATAGAGAAGAAAGGGCATGGAAAAAGGAAATGATCCGATTCAAGAATATGGAAGATTTTGAAACAATGAAGGGGGAGTTGTTAGATGCAGAAACCAGCCAGTAAATCTTATGATATAAGGAATCTGTTTTTCAATACCTCGACTCATGTGATACAGATTCCTAGATTTTTCTTTCTGAAGGAACAAGTATGGTTCACAGTTCCATTGATTGAAGAAGACATTGAGGAACTCAAGAAATGTATGAGTCTAAAAGATCTCTCACACTACCGACCTGAATCCATAGTGGCTATGGACCATGATTATACGATCAGAGATCTTTTTATTATAGAGAACGATAAGAAAATAGAAAAGAAGTTTGCTGGGTTCATATACAACAAAAATATGCCTTTCAATATTATTACACCACAAGTTATGTATGAGAATGATATAGAGATATCTCTTACACACAGCAGTACATATTGGGAGGAAGTCATTGTTCATAAATAGCCAGTTCCTCCGAATATCAAAAGAAGAGTACGGAGAGATTACACAGCTGTTAAATCCAATGGTGATAAAACCTAATCTTCCCAATGATTGGATTTATGGATTGGCAGATACAGATTATGGTCCAGAGGCAAAAGAGATTGTTAAGGAGATAGACGAGTTAGCAAAAGGGAACTTTCCATTTCTAACTAAAATGGTATCGTCGAACTTTTCAGGATATACATATGGTATGTCTTGTGGCAGACACAAAGATACACCACAGAATACTATGATTCTCATGGTTTATCTCGTTCCCTATTGGACTTTAGAGATGGAGGGATTTACTTATATTTTCACAGATAAAAACAAAAACATGGCAAAGGCAGTTATCCCTAGCTCGGGTAGGTGCATAGTTTTTTCGAGTGACTTTGAGCATATGGCAGGAGGAGTTTCTAGACAGTGTGAGTTGATGAAAATAACCTTTACTGCAAGATATATTTATGATAAGGAAAAGTATGTACAAGCAACTAAACGATAACGATGAGTTGACAGAAAAGGCAGGAGATCCCTTTGAACCAACAAGAATAGATTTCAAGTTCCAAGACGCAGTTCTTAACAGATATTACAATGTTATTATGACGCAAGAAAAGATGATGGAGGGCAGTCTAGAAAGATTCGAGTCAAATGTTTCCATCGTCAAGTCAGAGGAGAAGGTCTATACCTTTCATAATGATCCCATTAACTTGGCTTGTCATGCTACGATTACGCCAGTTATAGAGGACTACTTAGGAAAGAAACTTTTTCCGACCCACTGTTTTGTTAGGGTTTATCCCAAAGGTTCTACGTTGGGAGAGCATTATGATAAAGTGACAAGCGAGTATGCAGTCACATATTGCCATTCTTCCGAGATTCCTTGGACTATAAATCTTCATGGTGAAAGTATGGAAACAACACAGGGGTCTTGTATTCTATATAAGGGCAACGAAACTTTACATGGTAGAGTGGAACCTGCTCCTTGCACAGTATTGCAGTCCTTCTACTTCTGGGTAGAAAAGGGTGGTGAATATGATCACTGGAGATATAACAAAGATCCTCTGTACAAAAAGATTTATCAGCAAATATGATATTAACAAATAAGATTTTCCAAGACACATTTATACATTGTATCGATGGTGTTATACCCGAATCAAAATGTAAGGAATACATAGAAAGATTCGAACCAATCTTATCAAACAATACGGATCTAAATGTTGCTTACAAGGACGAACTCTTTCTTAATGAACACTATAAAAGAAATGATCAGTCTTGGATAGTATATCCTGACTTTGAATATTGGGACGAGGTAGAAAAGGTAGTTCAGAAAGAAACTGAGAAGTATCTGAAACACTATGAGTTATATCCTCCTCATCATCTCATAGAAACATGGAAATATCATATTGTTTGTCCCTATCAAGGATTTCATCATTTCCATCATGAGAGGGGATATAAAGATCATAGAAGAAGATTGACATGGATGATATATCTAAATGAGGTAAACCAAGATGAGGGGACTACAGAGTTCCTTCATCAACACGTAAAGGTAAATCCAAAACCAGGTCGTATGATTATTTGGCCTGCTGAGTTTACCCATAAACACAGAGGAAATCCTATGTATACGGATGTCAAACACTATATCACTGGTTGGATTCTGTGTAAACAATGGTCAGAGGAGGATGGAAAATGAATCACGTATCAGCAGATTTTATTAAAGAAGCATTAGAGATTACTAATGGATTAGAGGTTCAAACCACCAAGAACTGCATTTATATGGATGGTTTCTTTAAGAACTTTGCACGTTTTCAAGAGTTGAGTGATATGCAGTTGTTCGCTCCTTTCAATCCAGATGGTGCTTTGGCCCATGAAACATGGAAAAGAAGGGACGTATTAGACTATCGTGCAGTACTCCATATAAAGACACAACCTGAGTTTTCTTTCAAGATCCAACGAATAATTTTCGATGCCTTTGGTGTCAAGACTGATCCTTGTGAGAATGCCTTTTGGACGAATCTCAAGTGGAAACATCAAATGGACTACCCGATAGTCGGTGAGTTACCTCACAAAGATCCAACTGATTTCGTGGTAGTTGCCCATCTATCTGATGCAGGTGCTACTTATGTTGCAGAGGATACCAGAGGTTGGGATCACGAGGATGCCTTCGCTCTGGTAACAGGTGGAAATATGACTCCTGAACATACTTCGAAATGGTTTGAATTGACTGATGTTATACCAGCAAAATTAAACAGAATGACTATTTTTGATGGGAACAAAATACACGGAGCATTATTTACAGAAAAAGAGTTTGTGAATGAATGGAGAAAGATTGCTGTATTCTTTTTTAGGAAGTCGCAGAGACAATGAAAATAGTCTATAATCCAGAATATAGAGGCGAAAAGAAAAAGGGTGGTTTAGAAGATATCGTTGTTATCGATGATTTTTTCGACGAGGATATGCAGGGAGCATTTCAAGATAGTCTAGAACAGACTGTCAAGTGGGAGCTGTGCCAAACATCAAATAAACCTGAGGAGTTCGACCAGGAGTTGTTTTGGTTTTCTGATATGACACAGGGTCATGCTGATCTTATTATCACCAACTTCTTTGAGAAAACAAAAATATCCGATAGTGTCATATACACAAGGAGATATTTGAATGGGCAGACATCAGGTCAAACTGCTTACTCGCATGGCGATAATGGATATAGTCTTATATACTATCCAGGCAGAGGGAAGTGGAACATTAATTGGAGTGGGGAACTTATCTTTTATGGTGATGTAGATGGAAGACTCGACTGCACAAGGGCATTCATACCTTCACCAAACCGAGCAGTATTTTTCCCAGCATCTATTCTACATAAAATCATAGCACCCTCAAGACTCATGAAATCCATCAGAGTTTCCTGTGCTGTGAAGATTGCTGAAATATGAAACTAGTAAACGATATTGGTATCTTTGAAAATGCATTGCCAGACTATTATATCAAGACTCTATTGGATCTTGCTGAGACTTGCGATTTCAAAGTAGGATTTGGCGATAGATATGAACATGAGATGGATGGCAACTCTGCTTTGATATTGCCTTTTGTAAAACAATATTACGATACCTATCATATGGGAGGAGTTCAAAATATAAAGCAAGATATTTGTCTCTTAGGTTCCACGTTAGCTAAATATAATAACGGAGTAACTTTGGGGTTACATTATGATGGACCTCTAACTATGCCTGGTACAGTCCGACTTGCTACCTGCATGGTTTACCTAAATAGATGTCAGGGAGGGGAAACTTTATTTCCTAATCAAGAAATGAGAATCAAACCCGAAGAAAGCAAAATGATTGTCTTCCCCGCAAGTTACACACATCCACATTATACAGAACCAACAGATCACAAGTTAGTTTTAGTTTCATCTGTTGGATTCAAACAGGAGAAATAATGGCAGAAGAATCTACCTATCTAGAAGAATATATTGCCAAAAAGAGAGCAGAAGAAGCAGAGATTAAAAAGATTCGTGATGCAGAAAGGGAAGCAGAACTTCAACGTGAGTATGATCAAAGAGAGGCAAACTCCCCTTTAGCTCAAGAGGAAAAGAGAGTTGCAGAAGAACTGGCTAGTATGGCCAAAACTATGCAGGATGATCTTTGGTACTTCACTTTCAAATATGATGGCAAGGAGTTTGGAGTCGATGAAAATATCGACGAAAGTCTATACCCCGATAAACAAGATATAGAAGATAACAAAGACATGATTAACGGTGCTTTGTTCTTTCTCAACCAAGCAGCAAATGAAATGTCAATTCCATCAGGGTTTAGCTTCAAACTAAACTTCAATTTTTACCCCGAGACCGAACAACCAGATGAGTTTGAGTTGGCTCGATCATCTACAGATCATGTCAAGTGTTTGAGAAGAAAAGGGCAAACTAATCTTTTACTCCCCTTTCAGACCTTTCACAGAGTTGTTTCTGAGAGTATGACGTATGAGGACTATGTCAGAGTTGCTATTCAAGAAGGTGACCAACCATGGAGTAAAGATGAATGTCATTGGGCAGGTCCTTTGGCTTATGAGGGGCAACAAGATTTGGTTGCTAAGTGTCATGCGATTCCTAATGTAAGTGCTGTATTAGATGAACAGGGACATCCACCTCATGAGCATCATCCTTTTCATTTAGCCCAGTATCGAATGTTTTTGGATATGAAGGGGAAATGCTACTGTGGTATCTCATGCCATAAACTTTTGCTTTGGTTGAAAAGACCTGTTATCATCCTTGATTATGGATGGCAAGAGTTTTATAGTCATAATCTGAAGAGTGGTCAACATTGTATCATTATTAACAGTGTAGATCAGTTGGAAGAGGAAGTAGATAGACTGAGAAATGACCAGCAATGGTATGATAAGATTGCTCAAGGTGGAAGACAGTTCGCTGAGACATACTTCAACCATGAATATATTATTAACTACACCAAAGAAACTTTGACAAAAATGATCTAACTCTGGGATGGAAAGAACCCTAAATAATGAGTAAAGATCTGTATTCATTATAAGGGACTCAATGCCTTCACCAACCTCAAGATTAGATTTCAAAAACTATTGCCTTAGGAAACTAGGAGCACCCGTCATTGAAATCAACGTCGCCGATGAACAACTCGAAGATCGGATTGACGAAGGACTGCAAAAGTGGTCGGACTATCACTTTGACGGGTCGTCTAGATACTATTGGAAACACCAGATTACTCAGATCGATGTAGATCGCCAGTACATAGAAGTTTCTGACGAATACATTGGTATAGAACGCATACTCCCACCTATCAGTATGCGAGGTTCCTCTGGTATGTTTTCATTCAAATACCAATACATGATGAATGACATGCCTTACCTTACGCAAGGTAACATGAATAATTTCGCGATCTCAATGTCAAATCTGGACATGATCGACGAGATGTTCAATAGTCGTGGTCAAAACATCAGATTCAATAGACATACAGATAAACTTTATTTAGATTTAGTTTGGCCAGGAGCGAGTTCTAGCCAACCAGATCTTGTAGTGGGAGACCATATTATTATCGTTGGTCACAAAAAGACAGATCCCGATACATACCCAGATGTCTGGAATGACATGTGGTTAAAGAAATATTGCACTGAACTTTTCAGATACCAATGGGGTTCAAATCTGATCAAGTTACAGGGTGTTGCGTTACCAGGAGGTGTAACGTTGAATGGCGAGGTGATCCTTTCGGAGGCAAAGGAGAACATCGATAAACTTGAAGAAGAATTCCAACTCAACTATCAGTTGCCCGATGACTTCTTCGTAGCATAAGGAAAAAATGGCAGACGACCACCAACCAGCGATTGTAGTAAAGCAATCTAAAATACTGTGGATTCTCGTATTTGCCATTTTGTGGTTAGCATATCAAGTCGGTCAGTTACCTTTGATGATTGAGAAAATACTGCACCGAGAGTTTATGAATACGCAATCAATCGTAGACCATGAAATGGATGATGCGAATGATAATTATGAACAGTCGTTGAATCTAATTTTACAGGGTAAAGGTGCCGAGGAGATCCTGCGAGCATTCCATTGTAATCTCACACCAGATGAGATCAAGAAGAATGCTGAGAATCCACCAGGGAGGCACCATTGATGGAAACTATATTAGAACACCTCAACTGGATACTGATGGGATTTTTTGTCCTGCTGTATTCAATGTTAGTTATACTGAAAGACGTACAAGGAAAACTGGCCTCATTTTTGCGTAATGCAATTTACATGGGTTCAGGCATGTTGTTCGTCTACTATATTTTTCAGATCAGTTACCTAGAAGATTATGAAGAGTTCGAGTACGTTGTAGCATTTCTCATCGCACTGACGTTTAGAGATTTGTTACCAGTAATAATGGATTTTGTAGTCAAAATTTCTACAAGTAGACTTGAACAAATTAAAGACAGAGTAGCTAAAAAACCCGAACCAGCAACAGAAGGAGCATAAATGTTACCAATGTTACTACCAATGTTGACCAACGTAGTTGGTGGACTCGTCGCAGATACTGCCACGAATCTTGCAAAAGAACATGTCATGGACATGGTGGGCAAATGCGTACCACCTGAAGCGATGGGAATGATAGACCAGATGGTATCATCAGATCCAAGCAATCCTTGCTCCTCGATGGGAGAACTGATTGACTGCATGTGCGATCCTGAGAA